AAGCCCAATGAGTTCTTGAGGCTGTCGAAGGACTGCCCAACCTCCTCAACGCGCATCTGGTACCGCTTTGCACGCTCGATCTCTGCCGGCGTGAAAATACGCGTGGTGCGCTCGGCATCCTTGAAATAACGCTCAACTACCCCGCGCCCCTGGACCAGCAAAGAAAACAGCGACGAGACACCGAATGCATCCGCAATACGCTTCTTCGTCTCAACATTGCCCTGGCGCTCCATGGCGGACGCAATATCCAGTAGCGCTCGGGCCGTATCAATCGATCCGTTCTTGAGGCGATGCATCTCAAGCCCGATCGTATTCATATCGCGCACCGTCTCCGGCGTGCGGAAGGCATTGTCGAGCTTTTCACCGACAGTGGACAAAGCGGAATTCATGTCATCCGCAGACAATCCAGCGAGCTTTGCCGCCCCCTGCCACTTCTGCAGCTCCTGGGTGCTCATGCCAATCGACGTAGCCTGATTCAAGAGCGCCACCTCCACGCGCCCCAGACGCCCCGCCAGGGCAGTGACGCCGGCTATCGTACCGATGCCGAAGATAGCGGCTAGCGGCGTCACCATCGCGCGCAACTTGTCTGCTGCTTTGCCGGCGCTATCCGCGACCGCCCCCATCTGCTTGATGAGGCGATTCGATCCAACTTCCTTCCCCAGCGCCTCGGCACGCTTTCTCAGTGCATCGAATGGCGCATAGATTTTCTCCACCTGGGCGTTGATCTTCTTGACCACTTCAGTGGTCTTGTCGATCGCGCTGATGGTGATTTGAAAATTATTCGCCATTGGCTATACCTTGGATGCGTTTGGACTCTTCCAGCCAGAACTGGAAACGACTGACGGTCAAGCCCCACGCGTCAGTCGGCCCCCACTTGTAGAAATGCGTTACGTCGGCGACTTGGCTTCGCCAGTTTCGGGCGAGTCCTCCGTAAAAGCCTCCAGGAAGTCGCTGCATTGCTTGATGTCTCGACTCTTCAGTTTTCGAGCTACAGCGATTGGGATTCCCGAAACGGAGGCGATCAGCGATGCGACCAGGCCCATCTTGGACTCTTGCTTCATTGCCTGATCAAGCTGATCGAGATCCGGCTCTTTGAGCGTGAGAACGCTATAGGTCTGGCCGCCGAAGGTGATCGGCGACTTAAGGGTGATTTCTCGTATGATTTCCTGGCTCATGATTAGCTCGTCGTCTGCTCGGTGACATCAGGGCCTTCGAAGCGGACATCGAATTTCCCGTCCGTGGTGTCCACCTCTTGCGGATCTGTGGTCCACATATTGTTGCCGATGATGGTCTTGCCGTTCGCGAGTTGCGCAACGACCAAAGCATCACGCATCTTGTTGAAGTCTTCGACCGTCAGACCGCCCGCGTCCCGCAAGCTGAACTGCATGAAAGGCGGCACATTTGTTTCTTTGAATCCATGCACGCCATCTGGGCCGGTCAGGGTTTCGCGTTTGATCTTGGACGGGCTGTACTTGAGGCTCCCCTCCAATTGATAAGTCACGCCATCCACCGAAACCGAAGAGGTTCCTGCGAGGAGATTCATTGGTTGCTCCCTTTAAAGGAAGAGGCCGCTTTCGGCGGCCGCTACTAGTTATTGGTAGGTGAACTGGAACAGCAGCGCGAAGACCCGGAGCTGGTTCATCAGGATCGCCGGGTACAGCACATCGACCCGATTCGGATTCTGGCTGTTTTGCTGCACGATGATGTTTTTCGCAAACGCAGCGCTGTTTTGCGCGAAGCCGTTGGTTTCAAGTTCTTTGTACTTCCCGATCTGCGCAGCCTCGATCGTCTTCGGGTTGACGGAATTGGTGCCGTAGCTGATGCGCGTCTCGTTGCTCACCAGCTTCATGCGAGCGAACTTTGTCGTCACATCGGCCCGCAACTGCCGCAGCACATAGGCCATGTTGAACATGGCCTCGACGTAAAGCATGCTGTCGTCAGCCACGCCGGACGCATTCTTTTGATACGTGGTGACGATGCTATCCAATTGCACCGTGCCGTCGTCAGCCACAGTGAAAGTCGACATGCCATCCCACAGCAGCACGTTGCGGTCACTGATCGTGAAGCGCTTTTCCAGCGGCGGTGCCAGTACGGTCGACATCGCAAGCGTTTGCAACGGGCGTGCGCAGTCCGCGCGCAGCGACACGCCAGCGGTTGCGGCTAGGTCAGCAGCCCAGATATAGGCAGGCGTCGGCGAGCCGTTGAACGGCAGAATGCTCACGTGCTCATCGTTACGACTCACGCCCAATGTGGTGGCCTGAGCCAACGTGCCCCGGAACGCGGAAAAAGCGTGTCCGTAGATCATCTTCGACCAAGACCAGCGGCCGGTCCTGGTGCTCAGGAACGACTTGATAGCGTCCAGTGAAGCGCTGTCGGTATAGGGGAAGGCGATAAAGTCGAATTCCCGGTCGCCCAGGTTCGCCAACGCGGTTACCAGACCTGGGTTGGTCACGCCGCCGCTCATAGGCGTGATGTTGACGCCCAAGCCACTCGGCGTCGCCTCACCACCCCGGCTGCCGCGATAGTTCAGCTGCAAATCGATATCACCGGCGGCTGCCCCCTTATTCTTGGCCGTGAGATTGACCTTGGAGGCGGTGGAACCATCAACAGAGGCAGCCACGGGCAGATCGGGCCGCGCCGTGATCGCTGCGACGAAATTGGTCGCCAGTTGAGCAACCGTAAGCGCAGGAGAAACCGCGATGCTGACAAGCTGACCCGCGACGTAGAGCGACAGCGTGCCGGTGTCGGTCGCTTGGGCGGTGAAACTGACGGCGCCGGTCGCCGCTACGGCTGCAGGATCATCAGCCAGCGGCAGCTGCCAGAGCTCGCCGAAGCTGTCGGCGTTACGATAGGCGGCAATCATCTGCGCGAACATCGACCCCTGACCACCCAGGATCTTGGCCTCGGCCACACCCTGTGAAATTGTCGCAACGTTGGGCGTGGCCAGGCCGCCGGCGCTGATCTGCCCGATGACCAGCCCGCGCTGCGTGCTTGCCCCCGAGTTGGCTCGGCTCGGGTCCAGATCGGCGAAAAACAGACCGACCCGCAGATTACTGGGTATGTTCGGGAACGAAATATCGCCCATTTTTTGCTCCAAATGAAGAAGCCCCGCATTGGCGGGGCTTTGAGAGTAGGGTTATCCGACCTGGCTTAATCGGTGGCGGGCAGCTTGGGCGGCGCACCGAAAATCTGTGCAGTCTTTACAGCCCGTTCATCGACCAGCACCACGTCGCCGTCGCGCAAACGCGCGGCCCAGTACAGGTCGTATTCGTCGACGGGGACGCCTTCATCATCAACGGGAAGCTGGGCCATGGTCACGGGGTCGCGGACAACAAGACCCTCAGCAGGTTTGATACGCATAAGATGCCTTTATGTAGATAAGTCGATATCAGCACCGAGCCCGGGGGAGCCTGGCACTGCGGGTACGCGGGCGTCGATGCCCTCAAGAGGCGTGGCTGGCGGCTGGTAGAACGAATCAGGTCCCTGCACAAACTCCATGCCAAGCTGCAAGTGCAAACTCCCCTGATGCATGGCGCTGTCTTCGGCTGTACCCACTTGCATTTGGGAGCGGAAGAATGGGTAGTGCTGGAGCTGACGCATCAGCGGCGTGTAATTGATGAGCGCCGACTTGATCTGCTCCCGCATCAGTTCCAGATCCGCCTGCGCCAGAATGGCCCCGATGTCGTCATTGCCGGCGGGGCGCTGTACGCGCGCTTGCACGTGCAGCGTGGCGGTCACGGTGAACAGCGGTGCACCGTGACGCCCTGACGACTCGCCATCCTCCTCCGGCGCGGTCACCACCAACATCGGGTAATCGCCGTCCCAGGTTGAGACATCGCGAGGCGAAAAGACTTTATCGCCCGCCACGGTTTTACCTTTCAAGGCGTTGACTGCAATTTCACGCAACTCCGCAGTCGTTGTCATCCTGTCACTTTCAAGGGGAGTACGATCGATCCCACGCCATCGGCGCGCACATCCATCACCATGTATTCAGCCCCGTCTATGGCAATGCGATCGTTACGCGCAGGGGGTGCCCGCAAGTTGATTGCGCGTACCACGAAGGTGGGTGCCGAGGTGGTCCACGCCGGCAGTCCATCGCCACCCAGGACAGGGGACTTGTAGCCTTTGGTGAAAATGCCCGCAGCATCGTACGCTTGCTCGCTTCCGGCCAGATATAGTGCGACTATCCCGAATTCCTCATCGCAGGCCGAAAGCACTTCCGCATCGAAGTCGATCACGACTCAACTGCCGGCGCGGCCAGACATCAGCACTTCCGGACGCGTGCAGATGAACAGCGGATAAGCATAAACCTCCATCTTCCACCACATGCGCCGCAGCTGATCGATGATCGGCAGCACGTACACCGGTTTGCCGGGGGTGTTCACCCAATCCATGGTTTCACCGGGCGCATTGGCTTCGCGGAAGATGCCAGGTGCATTGATCGGGAAAAACTTGACCTTGTCGTCGGCGATCTTGATGGTGGTGTTGTCGTCCGAGCCGCGATAGTTGAGCCACGTCACGCCGGCGAACTCGAAGCCTTCGAATGCAGCACCCTGGCTACCATCGCGCAGATCCTTTGCGTCTGACCAGTTCAGGAAGGTGCGAATCGCATCCGGGTGGTTGGTCAGCAAATCGTAGAACGTATCGCCGCACAGGGCGTAGACGCGGGTCTGATTGGTGAATGCACCCTTGGCCGCGCGCGCCATCTGACGCACCAGGTTGTTGATGAGCGGCCGCAGGGTATTGGAAGTGCCTGCGGCCAAATTGAAGGCAATTTCCATTGCCTGGGCAATCTGGAACTCATCGAACCAGTTGTAGAGCACGCTGCCATCCTTAGGATCGAGCGTCATACCCTGAACGGCCGCAAGACGCAGGTATTCCTTGGTGTATTCGACGTTCGCCAGCAATCCGGTTGGCCCGCTCAGGCGGCGGGCTACTTCCGCCTCCAGCTGCATCAGCACCGATTCCTGGCCGAATTCGCGGATATTCTGCACTTCGGTAGCGTAGATCGTGTCGTCATGCATGAGGCGCGGCACTTCGAAG